CGCTTACAGGAAGTAAATGGGAATCGCAACTTTTAGGCGATTAAGAGAAAGGGAGGCTGCTAAACAAAAAGCAGCCCCTCTAACTCCCACTAAAAAAATAAAGCCAAAATCAAAGAAAAATGGCAATCTCAATAGTAGCAACAGTCGGTAGTGCTTCGGCAAATAGTTATGTCACATTGACTGAGGCTCAAGCTTTTATTGATGGGCTAACTGAGTCTGATGATGTAACTGCATGGGCTAGTAGTACTGACGACCAAAAAAATCGAGCATTATTTAGCTCAACGCAAAGAATAGATCGTGAAAAGTTCTTGGGTGCTAGATCTTCAAGCACACAGGCAAGACAATGGCCACGCAGCGGTGTTCGTGTCCCAGATCAATATACAAACCTTTACGGCATATCTTTCCCTAACAGGATAATGGCCGATTATTACACAGATACTGAAATCCCAGATCATGTCCAACACGCACAAATCGTTTTGGCTGTTTATCTAAATAACAACAAAGATGGAATAGGGTTGAGTGGTCTTGAAGATTTTACAAATGTAGTTATTGGAAATATAAACGTTACCCCAAACTTTTACGGGAGAATTGGCGTTGATCGCATCCCCCCAATCGTTGACCATTATTTGAATGGGCTTAGAATAGGTGGAAGTGCTAATCTATCAATCAAGAGGTCTTAATTATGTATTATTCAAAAGCCAAAATCATCACAAATACTTCTGTGCATACTGGAAGATTTGTTAAGTTAACAGCATTAGTTGACACTGTAATAAATACGCTTGGATCTGAAATCTTAACAGGAACTAGCACTTCTATAACTTTGAAGCATAATGTCTCTCTAGAGTTTGATATGACATCAATTAAGTTGGATAGTGGTGCTGTTATTGCATACGAAATATAATGAGTATTGCTTCATCACTTAAAAAAGCGGCTTCCAGCACAATTAAAGTTCTTGGTGGTGGAATTACTTATAGAAGAGTAACTACAGGGATCTATAACCCTACTAATGGTTCAATGAGTGAAGTTAAAACAGATTTCAGCATAAAGGGTGTTGTGAGCAATGTAACTAGGTCTGAAGTGACTGATTTAGTTTCTAGTCAGGATAAACGATTAATTATATCTGCTGGTGATATAACTTTCACTCCTACGACTTTTGATCGAGTTATAATAAGTGGGACAGAATATAAAATTATTCAAATAAATAGCAATGAGCAAGATAATACAGATATAACTTTTGATATTTTCCTGAGGTAACTATGGCCAGACAAATAAGAGTTGACCAAATAGATGACGTAATGAGGGAAGCTGTCGAAAATCTTGTTCATGCGACTACATTTGAATGGACTAGAAGAGTAAAAAGAGCAACTCCAGTTGATACTGGCAGACTTAGATCAGCTTGGCAGACTGATGTTAAGCCCTTTAAAGGAACAATAATTAATAATGTTGTATATGCTGAACCTGTTTGTTTTGGTATAAATAAACCGCCATCATGGGGTGGCACTTATAGAACAAGACAGCAAACTGTTGAAGGATTTCCAGCATTGATAGGAAAAGAATTGGAACAATATGCCAGAAGAGAATATGAAAAAATCAAAAGAGGTATCTAATGGCTGCAATAGATTTAAATACAGTAAGGGCAACTATTGAAAAACGTCTTAATGAGGAATTTAGAATAGGACCATCAATTCCTTTAGTTTTTAATAACATTCCTTTTGATGCCTCTACTGTTGATCAATATATTCAATGTATTACTAGCTTTGGATCAAGTGAATACCTTACACAGCAAGCACCAAATTCTGCCACCACTGCAACTAATCTTGTTGTTGGTCTTACTACTTTTAATATATATACGGCTCAAGGATTAGGAGCGGGGGCTAATTTTGCCATTTGCAAAAGGTTAAGAAATTTATTTAACAGGATTACAGTTTCTGATGTTAGGTTTGATCCACCTGTTGGGCCAGAAGTTTCTGTATCTAATCCAGAAGGCAAATTTCAAACACAGGTTAGAATAACATTTGAATTGTATGAAACACTTACACCATGATTGAAATTACTGAAGAAATGCTCGATGCGATTGAAGCTGTTAAAGGCAGAAGAGAAGCTCAATACTGGGATCATCAATGCCGAAGATATATGGAAAAAGCAAGGGTTGAAACTTGCAACTTTACTATTAACAAAAACCTTACTAAAGATGAGCTTGAAGCAAAAGGCAGAGAGCTAGGTGTTGAACTAGACAAACGCAAGTCAAAAGACAAACTAATTGCAGAGATAGATAATTTACTAAAAAAAGGTTAATATAATTATAAATATTCTTTTTTATTGTTATGGCTGCTGTAAAAGGTGACGTAGGCCAAGTCAAATTTGATGATGGCGGCTCTTCAGTTAACCCAGTACTAGGCACAAGATCATGGTCTATGTCTATCACTAAAGATTCACAAGAAACAACTGTTCAAGGTGACACTTTTAAATCTTTTATTGGTGGTCTTATTGAAGGCGAGGGAACTGCTGAATTAGTTTACGATGCCGCAGCGTCTGGTGAAACCGCAACTTTCGTTGATGGTGTCTTAACTACTGGTGACGCTGGAACAGCAGCTTTTGAGCTTTTCCCTGATAGTGCAAGTGGCACTAAAAAGATTAGCTTTGTTGGTCTTATAACTAACTTTGAGCAAAGTTCATCTCTTGGTGATGTAAACACAGTAAGTATTACATTCAAACCATCTGGCACAATTACGTCAGCAATCTAACTGTAAAATTCTTCGCACTTATTTATGGCAACTGAAAGAACCGCAGACCTTCTTCTTGGAGCTTTTCAAGATGAAATGGTCAACAGAAAAAAGTATGAGATTAAAGATTCAAACGGCAAAATAATAACAACTGTATATTTTAAGCCAATAACAAGATTTGCTAGGGTCAAAGCACAACAGTTGGCTGGATCAGATGAAGCTTTAGTTATCTCAACTCAACTACTTTGTCAGATGGCAGAGAAAGAAGATGGAACTCCAGCTTTTGATATGTCAGATGCTGCTGTTTTGCAAAGATCGCTTCCAGAAAAAGTTTTAAATGAAATAGAGCTTTTCTTGAATGATATAAAGCTTGATATTGATACAGCAAAAAAAGAATAAAAGGGGATAACTGGTTTAGATTTGAGTTTTTCCTAGCAACAGAATTAAGTAAAACAGTACAAGAACTCAGAAATAATATGACTGAGGCAGAGCTTATCTATTGGGCTGGATATTATGAGATCAAGCATGACGAAGAAAAAAGAGCATTGCAACGACAAAAACACAATTCAAGGTAATATATAATAAAGGCTTTTTTTATAAGTGGCTCAGAGTAATGTAAAACTTACAGTTGATGCCAGTGGTGCTACCAGAGCATTAAATGGTGTCCAGAAACAAACTAATCTCTTACAGAAGTCTTTTGGCGGTCTTAGAACAGCTATTGGCGGGATAGGGTTAACTTTAGTAGCAAGGCAAGCGGTCAAAGCATCATCTAATTTTGATAAATTAAACGTAAGACTCGGACTATTAACAAAAGCAAGCGGTACTTTTGCAAAGTCTCAAAAGATAGCGGCTGATGCTCAAAAGGCTTTTGGTCTTAGTTCAACAGAAGCTCTTGAAGGAATTACAGATATTACAGCAAGATTAGCTCCTTTGGGTGTTGGGGTTGAAGATATAAAAAGTACTTTCTTTGGATTTAATACCGCTGCAAAATTAGCTGGTGCATCAGCTATGGAATCATCAAACGCATTTAGACAATTAGCTCAGGCTCTTGGCTCAGGAAGGCTGGCTGGTGATGAATTTAGAAGTATATCTGAACAGATTCCAACATTGCTGCAACCGATTGCTGATGAACTCAATGTGCCTATTGGAAAACTTAAAGAGTTAGCTGCTGAAGGTAAGTTGACCAGTGATGTTGTATTAAGAGCATTAAGAAAGATTGAGACAGAGGGAGCAGCTTCATTAAAAGAATTAGTCGCTAATGATCCAACTCAAATATTCAAAGATTTCAGTAACGCAACGCATGATCTTTCAAAGGCATTTGGTAACGAATTAAGGCCAGCAGTAGAAGGTGTAACGAAACAACTGACCCAACTAATTAATTCAATTACTGAATTTGTCAAAACTGATGCTGGTCAGGCTGCAATATTAATTACAAAAATAGCTGTAGCAGTAAAGCTTTTGTCTGTTGCCATACCTTTGGCCACTGCTGCGTTTTCAGCCTTACTAATTAAGATTAATGCTGTAGGAGTTACAAGTCTTATTGCCTCTTCTGGTTTTACAGGTATGCAAGCGGCTTCATTGTTAGCGGCTGCTGGTATTGGAAAAACAACTCTTGCTCTTGGAGCTTTAAAAATAGCAATGTTGACATCTGGAATAGGTGCATTTGTTTTGATTGTCGGTGGCTTGGCAACTGCATTTATGAAAGCAAAAAGAGAAGCAAAAGAGTTTCAAGACTTAATTAATGAAGGTGGTCAGGAAGATGTGACTAATGCTTTTAAAGAACAAGAAAAAGTTGTTAAAGCCTTAGAAAAACAACTTGAAAGCACAAATAAAAAAAGAGCAGGTCACATCAAAAAACGCTTAGAAGAAGAACAAGCAGAATTGAGAATGTTACAAGGAAGGTTAAACACTCTTGCTTCGGAAGAAAAAATCACTGAAACAAAGAAAAAACAAAATGAAGAACATAAAAAGTCTGAAGAGCTTATAAAAAAACAAGAAGTGGCAACAGATAAACTAAAAGAAAAAATGACTGCTGTAGGCGAAGAAATCGAAGGCAGTATTAAAAACAATCTTAGGGATGCCATAACTGGTGCTAAGTCATTCGGAGAGGCAATGTCAGGGGTCTTGAACCGTATAAGAGACAAAATACTTGACGCACAGATAGACAAGCTTATTGGTGGCTTTGGAGAGGCTTTTGGTGCGGGTTCAACTGGTGGAGAGAAGAAAGGACTTGGAGGATTTCTTGGAGGTATTCTTGGAGGACTGTTTGCAAATGGTGGTCAGCCACCTGTTAATAAAATCTCAGTTGTAGGTGAAAGAGGCCCAGAACTTTTTGTTCCACGTTCTGCTGGTAGTGTTGTTCCAAATCAAGATATTGGTGGTTCTTCTATTACAAACAACATTAGTATTAGTGTTGATGCTTCAGGCTCTTCTGTTCAAGGGGATGCTGATGGCCAACAATTTGGAGAATCACTTGCTGGTGTTATCCAATCAGAGATAATAAAACAAAAACGTAGTGGAGGTTTATTAGCATAATGTCTACATTTGACGATTCAACACTTGGTACTACCGCAGGGGCTACAACTCCTTCTTATAATTCTACTGAAACTGCTAATCCAAAAATCATCACAGTGGAATTTGGGGATGGCTTCAAGTCACGTAATACGTTTGGCCTGAATCAAAATCCTAAATCTTACAGTTTAAATTTTAATGTTTCTCTTGCTGATGGTGATAAGATTTTAGATTTTTTTGATGCAAGAGCAAAATTAAGTCAAAGTTTTACGTTCACCCCACCAGCTACAAGCACAGCAAGAACATTTGTTTGTGATCAATATTCTAGAACAAATACTTATTTGAATAGGGTTACTATATCAGCAACATTTGAGGAGGTGTTTCAGCCATGACAATTGTTCCAGTTGACCAATTAACACAACCAATTGAACAACTACAAAAATTAGAAAATATTTCAATTATTGAATTATTTGAATTAAAGTTAAAAGTTGACTTGCATTACAGTTCAACAGAATCAAGTCCAACTATTTTTTATAGATTTCATAATGGCACTAATGGGATAAATACAAATATTCAATGGCAAGACAACATTTATACGGCTATAGCTTGTCAAGCAGAAGGTTTTGAAACTGGTGATAATACAGTTATGGCAAGACCTACACTTACTTTTGCTAATACTATTAGTAACTTTTCTACAATTTTAGAACTTGTTAATCAAGTTACACCTTTTAATGATTTGCAAAAAGCAACTGTTACTAGACTTAGAACTATGGCTCAATTTTTAGATGCGGAAAATTTTTTAAATAATAATAACCCTTATGGTTCTCCTAACCCTAATATGGAACTAGAAAGACAAGAATTTCAAATTAATAAAAAAGTTATAGAAAATAATGAGGTTTGTACTTTTGAACTTGTTAACTCCATAGATTTTGAAGATTTGTTTTTACCTAGAAAACAAATCACTAAAGATAGATTCCCAGCTACAGGTACTTTTGTTTTCGTATGACTTGGAAAGAAGATGCTAAAAAACATTTTATAGATTGCAAACCAGCAGAAGGGTGTGGCTTTTTAATAGAAAAAGAAGGGGATGAATTTTTTTATCCTTGTAAAAATATTGCTTCTCATGTAGATGAAGAAATTACGTTTGCAATAGATCCTTTAGATTATGCAGCGTGTGAAGATAGTGGTGCTGATATACTCGCAGTCTTACATTCTCATGTGGAAGGTAGCGCAGATCCCTCAGAAGCGGATATTAACAACTGTAAGCTTTATATGTTGGATTGGTATATTTATTCAATACAAGACGATAATTGGCACTATGAGGAGACAGAATTATGATTAGAAAAATAAAACTTTATGGTCCTTTAAGAAAATTATCTGGAGTAAAAGAATTTGAAGCTAATGTTTCCAATGTGGATCAGGTTTATAGTTTTATAAAAGTAAACTACCCCAACTGTCAGCAACACTTAAGTGAAGCTTATTACAGCGTTGTTATGAATGATGTTGATATTACTTTTAAGAATTTAGTTATTCAAGGAGAAGGCGATATAAAAGTAATTCCTGTTGTAAGTGGAAACTTTTTCTTACCTTTTTTAGGTACTTTATTTGCTGGTTTTTTTAATACGACTATGACCTCTATGGCTGCTTTAAAATCTGCTCTTGTTGTCGGTGGTATAAGCTTCTTATCTGATTTACTGGCCCCAACTCCGCCCTCAAGTAATGAAGTGCAAAGTGATCCAGAAATAAATTCTTTTATTAGTGGAGCTACTGCAAACACTACAAAATCTGGAGGTGCTGCCCCTTTAATTTTTGGTGAATTTTTAGTAGGCTCAGTGGTCATAAGTGCTGCTGCTGATACAGTAGAAGTAAGAAATATATAAATGAAATAAATTATGGCAAGAGAAATTAATAGCTATTCTAGACTCGTTGACCAAATGGGTCTAAGTGAAGAGTTACCTGATAATTTTATAAGAGCAGTACAATACTTTACTTTTTTAGACTTAGTTTGTGATGGTGCTGAGATTGAAGGTTTTGCCACTCCATCGGCTAACGGTAAAGCAATTCCAACTTCACTTTTAGGTCCATCGCCATCAAATAACATAGAAACCCTTACTCCTGACGAAAGAGAATATTTACAATTAGCTCAACAAGATATTTTTTTAAATGGTAGAGCCATAAGAAATTTAGATAATGATGAAACTATTATCAATACATCTCTTGCTTTAAGAGTTGGAGCAGATAATCAACAAATAATGACAGGAATAGATACCTTAAGAAGGTCTGAAACTTTAACTCCAGCTATTGTTAAAAATAATAGGAATATGGAAGCAAATAAAATTACTGGCACAGTTCAAGCAGGGCAAAATGTTAACGATACTCCTACTCATATAATAGTCACTTTAAGTTGGGCAAGTTTAAGACAGCTACATCCTTTTGATGGAAGTTCTCAGGGTTTAATCATTACTGAGGGTGAGTTTGCTCCACTTGCTAGAAGCCTTCCAGATCCTGTAGTAAGTCCTGACGCTGGAGCGGTCCATATATTTATTAGAGTTAGTAACAAAGATGGGGTTGAGATAGCACGTTTTGAACAAGGTTTAGCTGCGATTTCAGTTGGTACTTATGCCAGAGATTACCAAATTCAAATTCCAGCAGCTTATAGAAATAGTGATCAGGCAATAGCTGACAATTTTCCTTTAGAGGTAGCAGTTTTAAGAAAAGATCTTGAATTTAGGTCAAATAATTCTTTGGGAAGAAACCCTTTTGCAGATTTAAAACAAGGTCGAGAAACAGTAAGAAAAAATGTTTATGAGGAAGGAAGTAGAAGATTTACTGAGTTTTCTTTTGCCAGATTGCAAAGTTTAATCCCTGCTAATCCAACAACTGCAACATTTCCTAAATCTGCATATATAGGCTTACGTTATTCAGCGGAACAGTTTCCGAGTATTCCTCAAAGAATGTACAAAATAAGAGGAATAAAAGTAAAAGTTCCGATGGGAACAAATGACGGAACTGTACCTATAAATAATACAAATGGGAGAATACTTTACCCCACAGGATATACTTTTGTTAATACAAATAATGATGTCACAAAAAAGCGATGGACAACAGATCCAGCTTGGATTTTATATGCACTTCTTACTGAAGATTATGGTTTAAATATAGAAGAAACCAAGATAGATAAGGCATCCTTTTTCGCTGCTAGTCAATATTGTTCAACACCAATTACAGGTGAAGATACTCCAAGATATTCATTTAATGGCGTAATAAATCAAAGACGCAAAGCATTAGATCTTATAAAACAAATAGCTGGTCTTATGAGGGCTACTGTTTATTATAAAAATGGCTCTATAAAAATTGCTTTAGATAAAGCTGAAACAGTTACATCTTATTTGTTTACTAATGCAAATGTAGTAGATGGCAAGTTTAATTATTCAGGATTAGATAAAGATAAAAAATTTACTCAAGTTAATGTAGCTTACTTTAATAATAGTATTCAAGAATTAGATCAAGTTTCTGTAAGTTGTGAAGGAATACCACAAGTTTCTAATTTTCAAGACGAAAGTAAATATGGATTAAATCAAACCAATGTTCAAGCTTTATATACAACAGATAGATCGCAAGCTATAAGGCTCGGGCGATCAGTTTTATATACAAACTTACTTGAAAGTGAAGTCGTTAATTTTGACTGTTCTTTAGAAGCTGCGTCAATATTAGAACCTTTTATGATAATCAAAATTGCTGACAGATTAAAAGAAACTTTTAGAGCAAGTGGAAGAATAAAATCAGTAACAAGTTCAACAGTTTTAGTAGTAGACGATAGCACCAATACAACAGTTGGAGTAGTAGGAGATAATTTTTTTGTTATTGATAAAAACGGAGGACTACAAGAAAAAACAATATCAGCAGTAAGTGGAAGCACAGTAACATTATCTTCAGCTTTAAATCCATTACCGCAAGCGGGAACGATTTGGGCGGTAAAAACTGGCAATATACAACATAGAAAATATAGGGTCTCGAATATTAAACAAAATTCTAATTTTACTTTTTCTATTACCGCTATTGTTTATGACGATCAAAAATATACTTTTATAGAT